AACTGGATTTAATATGACTATTGAAGGAAATTCTAGATTACAAGTTGCATACTTAGACAAAGAATGGAGTAAAAATCCAGAATTAAATGGTCAAGAAGAGGGGACTCAACCATATTTAAATGCTGGAATAACTAAATTCGCAAATAGATATAAAACAATAGAAGGAAGTGATGAAGTTTTTCATATGCGCGATAGAAGATATGTATCAAAAATTTCTCAAGATATTAGCATAAAGAAATCCATATCAATGAGAAATCAAATGAGATATAAATATATATTAAATATTCCAGGAAATTCTGCAGCTTATAGATTAAGTTTCTTATTGAGATCAGGTAGTGTTATTTTGAATGTAGAAAGTGAAAATAAATTATGGTGGGAATCAAAATGGAAGCCAATGGAACATTATATCCCAATTCGCGCCGATTTAAGTGATTTAAAGGAAAAAATTGCTTGGTGTAAGGAAAATGATGCTGAATGTCAAAAAATTGTAAATAACGCACAACAATTTGCAGATAATTATATTACGAAAGACGCTTTATTGAATTATCTTGAAAATATTATTAATCATATTTTAGTGAGACAAAGTGAAGGCGAGACAGTTAGTACAGAAATAGTCGCCCCAAAGAAAAAATATCGTGTAAATATAATTGTTCCATTCCGCGATAGTGGGGATGGACGGCGTGCAAAACATTTGGAAATGTTTAAAATAAAGATGAGTGAATTCCTTCCAAAAGTTATTCAATACTTAAATGCAAAAGGAATAAATAGTGAATTTGATGTAACAATTGTAGAACAAACACTAAATCATTCATTTAATCGCGGAGCATTATTAAATATTGGTTTTAAACAAGATGAAACATATAATGCATATATTTTCCATGATGTAGATTTAATTCCCAACGATGAAATGATTTCAGCATATGCTGGTCCATATGAAAGTACGGAAATAGCTCATATTGCAAGTGAATGGAAGAGATATAAGAACCCATTTAATTATTTAGGAGGTGTTTTATTAGTGGGGCGTGAAATATTTAAGAGAGCAAATGGTTTTCCCAATAATTTCTTTGGTTGGGGTGGTGAAGATGATGAATTAAGAAGAAGATTTTCAAGTTTATTGGGAGCAGATTGGCGACAAAATATCAAACTTGTCGGAAAAGAAGCAGGATTAAATGATTTAGAAAATATTAAATCTGTTAGAGAAAAATTACATACATTAACTGATAAAAATCCTGTAAGATGGGAAGGGAAGAATAAACATGCAACTACTTGGAAAGAAAATGGTTTAAATCAAAATGAATTTTATAAAATAGAATCAAAGAATGAAAATGTAATTTCAGGAACAGATTATAAAACATATATTATCGATTTAGATTTTGAAAAAATAAAACCATTTGAACGAAATATAGAATTAGAAAGTGTTCAAAAAGGTGGTGGAAAAATAGAAAGAGAATTGGATAGAAAGATGGAATCTGATAATACACAAATTTCCCCTGAAGAAACAATAATGTTTAAAGAAACTATTAAAAAACCAGAATTAGAAATAATTAATTTGGGTCAAGATATAAGGGAAGAAAAGGCTGAATTAAGCAAAGATAATCAATTTCCAACGGTTACACCGGCTAAACAATTTCCCAAAGTTATTGAGGAAGACCAAGTGAAAGAACATAGAAAGGGTCCCGATGCCAAAGAAATAGAAATGGAAAAAATAAAAATGAGAACAGAAATAGGAGGTTTTAAATGGGATGAGGAATCAGTAAATAAGTTTTTGGGCAATAGAAAAAAATAGTTTGATATAAAAATTGATTTAAAGTTTTATTATACTTTTCTACAGTATAATGAGTACTATCATACCGCAAATATTTAAGGCAAGAAAAGTTTTGCTTGAAATATTAAAAAAAAGAGGGTTTAATACTGATGAATATATCGGTACAAGTTTTAACGAAATTTCAAAATTATTTACAAATAAACAATTAGATATGCTTCTTGAAAAAGAAGGAAAAAAAATATATATAAAACATCATTTTGCAACTAAGTTAAGACCAAATCATGTTTGGGAATTTTTGGACGATTTATATAATTATGAAGAAGTTTTGAAAAACGAGGATGAATTAATTATTTTAACAAAAGATAAACCAAATGATACATTGATTAAATTAATGAGAAATATATACAGCACCGAAAAGAAATATTTTAACATATTTAGCGTAAAAAATTTGCAATATAATATTTTAAATCATCAGATGGTCCCACCGCACCGTATAATTGCTGACGATGAAAAAAAAGAAATATTTGAGAGATTTAATATTACAGGTCCAGAAAAGTTTCCCGAAATAGATAGATTTGATAAGGTTGGAATGTTAATTGGTTTAAGACCCGACCAAATTGTTGAAATTATACGTCCTTCCAGAACTGCTATTTCGTCAATATATTATCGTTTATGTTGTTAATATATATATGTCTTTATTTTCCTCAAAAACTTTTAATGAAGAATTAAGTGAATTAAGAACAAATTTTTTTGTGACTTTAGAAAAATACAAAGGTTGTAATGATAAAGAAAGATGTCAACAATATGAAGATATGATAAGTGACATGATAAATATGAAAACGCTAGAATTGAATAATAAAATTAAAACTTCGCTTGGAAAAATGGACACTCTTGTTTCAGATTTAAATTTTAATATGTCAAATCAAAAAGATTTGAAAAATGTATTTGCAGGTACTTTAATGAGACTTGATAGGGGTGATTTAGCGGCCGAACCAAGGAGACATGATGCTTGGGAACTTAAAATTTATCATTTTGTTCATATGGTTTATTATATTTTGGGGTCTATTGCATTAATTTATTTTATTAAAACACAATTAAAGATAAAAGAATCAAAAATTTCCAAATACAACGCGCCAATTAAAAATCTTCCAAAAAATACAGATGCTAAAAAGGGGGGTTGGAGAAGAAAATAATTTGTTTTCTATAACTACTTTATAGATATGCCTGATTATGATTCAACTGCAGATTTTAGGGAACTTTTTGATAAAGATACATCCCCATCCCTAAATCACGGAAAACAAGTTAGAAAGGACCACAATTTTTTTACAAATTTAATACCAAAATCATATTTAAATTTAATCCAAGAAGATTCATTGAAGGAAGGTTTTGGTAATCCAGCAAGTTGTAAATCATTTTGTGGGTTTAAATCGGGATTTTGTAAAGATGTAAGAGACGGGCGTCCTGTTTGTAGAGATAAAATAAATTTAGATTCAAAAATTAAATGCGAACAATCTAATGGTGGTAAAACTTGTAAATGGGTAGAAGATGAATATAAAATATGTACTCCCGAGTGTAGAAAATGGGGGTGTGATAATTGTAAAGGTCATAAAAACACTGCTGAATTGGATGAATTGGAACAATTATATAACGAAACATTATCCAAATATGTTACGGAATATAAAAGTTTAGGAGACCCAAATTTAACTCAGCAAGAAGGGATAACATTAGCAAGTTCTGTAAATCAATTAAATCAACAATTACAAAAAACTGCAGATGTTTTATACCAAAAAATTCTTGAAACCAAAATTGCAGGAGCAGCAGCTGAAACAGATATAACAGATTTAAACAAAATTGGCGATAAAGGTTTAAATAATTTAAAAAAATTACAAAAAAGGGTAGATTCCGCTTTAAGAAATGATAAAACCGAATTAGGTGAATATGCGGATAATAAATTAAGGGTAAATTATGCATATTATCATTATCTTATTTGGATTATTATTGTATTAATTCTTATTAGTGGAATTATTTTGTTACAAAATGGAATTAAATTACCCCCGTGGCCATTGAAGGCTGTTCCTATTTTATTTTTTGGTGGTATTGGTTATTTTATCTTTACCAGAATATGGAATAATATAAATAATATTATAAGGCAGGCAGGCGCAAGTATTTAAGACTTTTTTATCATAATATATTAGATATGTTAGAAATTCCTCAAGGCGATGTTTTTTTACAATATAAAGAAGAATTAGAAGATGAAGTAATCCAGACCGCTAATAAGTCTGGCATTAAGCTTCAAAAATTGGTAGAAGGTTTTAGCCAGGTAAAAGAATTAAAAAATGATATTCAGGGTGGAAGTGATAAAACAGATATTCAAGTTTTAGAACAAAAATTTGCAACTGATTTAAAAAAATACAAAGGTCTATATACGTCCTTAGCTCAAAGTTATAATCAAGCAGGAGAAGGTTCCAAGGAAGAAATTAAATCTGCTATAAGTAAAATTAATAAAAGATTACTTGGGACAACAGAAGAGTTATATAACAAAATTGTTGGTATTGCCGAAGATACACCAGAACCCAAACAAAAAAAAACCATTCAAAAAATGATTAAAGATTATGACGAAGTAAATACTAAATTTGATGAACTTACTGATCCAATTAAAACTGCAACATTTGATGCTTTTGAGGAAGATTTTAAATTAAAAGCTGATATGGAAAGAATTAGATATATCATCTGGGGGAGTTTAGCAATTATAACTTTTGTTTCGGCAATTATTTGGATGGTTTTTAATGTAGAATTTCCAACTCCTGTAAAAATAGGTATTGCTGGAACGACCGCTATTGTTGCTGCAGGTTTTCTTTCTGCCATCTGGGCGGTTGCTATAAAATATTGCCAAGCTTCAGCAAAAAAGGGAATGTTATGTGGATTACTTTATCTTTTAAACAGATTTTTTAAAGGGGCATTAAAATTTTTAGCTGTATGAATTAATAGTTTATAAAAATATATTAGCATATAATATATAATGTCTGATGATGATAACAATTATGAAAAATTGACAGAGAAACACACGCAAACACAAAGTGCAATAAAAAATTTACAACAAATAGAGGAAACCATGCACAAAAATTTGAAACAGGCAAAAGTGTCGCAAAATCCCGCGGGTGAGCAGCAAGAATTATTAGGTCATATTGGAAAATTAAGTGCAATAAGAGAAAATCTTTTTAAAGATTTAAAACTTGAATATGATGAAGCTTTGGCGAAACAAGGTGGCGCAGCGTCCACAGCAGGCACTCAAAGTGCAATGATAAATAATACAGAAAAACGATTAAATAAAATGAAAGGTGATTTGGGAAATGCAGAAGAGGTGCGTGAAAATCGTAAAAGAATGATTCAAATTGGCGATTATGAATTTTCTAGATATGAAAAACATAAAAGTTTGATGAAAATCATTGCCTTTACCGCTTTAGGTATAATTATTAGCGTATTTTTGCTTAAAAAACAAATAGTTCCACAAACTTTAGCTAAGGCTGGTATTGTTGCGAGTGGTGCAATAGGTTTGATATTTTTAGTTTATCAAGTCGTTGATATGTGGTATCGCAATAATATGGATTATAATAAATATAATTTTGGAGTAATGAACTCACCAGGACCACCCGATTCTTGGCCTGAAGCTCAGGAATCAGTTTGGGAAGTTAATAAAAAAGGGGCAAGTCGTATATTTTGGGGAGATAGAGGCACAGA